TTTCAATGTCTGTTAAACTAGAGATCGGCAAATTATAACAATCTAAAGAAACTTTCCAGTTGTTAGACGGATCTATTTCTCCTTTCTTTAAAAAGACAGCCTCGTTAAAATAATCTTTTTTTGATTTATATCCTAATATCCAGCCTTCTTTAAATGACGGTAGGACTCGAACAAAAACATATGAATCGCATGATTGATGTAGACTTGTTTTTGCAATCGAACATTCATAATGAAGCTGCGGAATATAATTTGTACGTTTTGTTTTAATATCTATTTTAATATCATTGAAGATGATATCATAATCTTTAGTGTGAGTCAAGTCTGCACCTAAATATTTTGCAACCATTAGCTCCCCGCTAAACCCAGCAATATTCCCTGCGCCTTTAGTTATAGAATTTTTAATATGCCCTAAATCAAAAGCTAATTTTTTTGCTTGTTCGAGTTCGTCATCATTTAAATTAATGTGTTTCAGCCCAATTATCTCCGACACTATATTCTCCAGTTAATTCACATTTAAGATCTAAGTTTCTTCCTGCTTGCTCAATTGCTTTAACGCCCAGTATCCCAACACGATCTGCAAGATCAACTCTTATTTCTATCTGCCATTCGTCGTGGACGTTAGCCACAAAACAATCATAGATGCCTTCAGCTTTAAGAGATTCGTTTAAGATCACTAGAGCTTCTTTCATTACGATAGCTCCTGCGCCCTGCAACAAAGTGTTTAACGCTGAATGCTCTGATCTAACAAACAGCTTTCGACCATCTAAACCTTTTAGATATCCTTTCTTAGCCGCTCTCGCAACTCTGTCTTTAAGAGTTTTAAATGCAGGGAGATTATCGAAGAAACGTTCTCTAAGTCGTGTACCATCTTTTGCGTTTCCACCAACCACTGATCCAAGCTTTGCATCTCCTGCTCCGTATAAGAGTGCATAGATGAAAGTCTTCGCCTGATTTCTTGATTCAAGTCCTGCAAGGTTTTGGTTAGATGTGTGTATGTCTCCGTTGAGAAGTTCATAAGTGTATGCCTCATCGTTCATGTAGTGTGCTAACATTCTAAGCTCAAGGCCACTGGCATCAATACCTACAAGTTTGTGGTCTTTTGCTACTGTCCAACAGCGTCTGCACTCAGCCCCATAAGGACTGTTTGTGCTAGGAACTTGAGCCATGTTAGGACTGCTGTGGGTCATGCGCCCTGTTACAGCGCCGTTAGTATTAACATAGCCTCGGACTCTATCGTCGTTCTGATCTGCTTGCTCTAACCAAGAGTTAACTTGCGCTAGTCGTTTTTGCAGCATTAAGTATTGAGCGATTGTTTTAGCTTCGGGTATGTTTTCGATCTGGCTCAAAGTCTTTTCATCTACGATGGGCTGACCTGTTGGTGTGTGCTTTGTTGGCTTCCAACCAAACTCAATAAGATACTCGCCTATCTGTTTACGAGAACCAAGGTTAAAAGGAATCTCGTCTGATCTAATCATAGGTGATTCGGTCTTAACCATCAGATTATATTCTTCATCTGATAATCTTACTTTTTTGTTAGAGCCTTCTACGCTACACATCTTAGACATTTTACCAGCTTTTGTGTACGTTGGCAAGAGCTTAATGCTAGAATCTTTAGGCAAAAATGTTTTTTGTACAAGTGTTTCAGCATCTAAAAGCTTTTCAGATAACTCAGCGACTAGCTTCATGGCGCTTTTAACATCTAACAAGAAGCCTTTGTCGCGTTGGTCATTTAAGATTTTGTAAACTTCATGCTCTAAAGAAATACTTTTTGCACTAAACCCTTGAGCTTCAATCTTCAAGTGCTTATATACTTTGTTGTTTAAGTTTACATCGTTCTCACAGTAGACTAACATCTCAGGTGTGAACTTCTCAAACTCTTTGAACTCTAGTTTCCTGTGTCGTAACCTATAGCCCCAGCTTTCTAAGCCGTGGCCGCCTTCTCTTGTTGGATTAAAGAGTCGGCTAAGCACCAAAGTATCAACAATCTTTTTATCAATAGAAAGATCAACACCGTGCAGCTTCTTAATCACTGGCATATCATAACCAAGTATGTTATGGCCTATTAGCTTTCCTGCGTTCTTTAATAGTTCTATTCCTTCTTTGATTTTATCTGGGCCGAATGAGTGCATCCGACCTGTCTCAGTCTCTAGCGCAACAATACAAAAGATTACGCTAGGGTCTAAACCATCTGCTTCTATATCGAAGACATAGGCTGTCATAAAACTTCTCCAAGTTCATCGTCATTAGTATCAAACATATCTACTTCACGTAGTCTACCAGAATCTTTCTCATAAATCAAGTGTGATGCGACTCCAACATCACCAGTATATCTGGACTTTAAAACTCGAACCTTAGAGGTAGAAGCTTCTAAAGGATCGTCTGATTGTTGATTTCTTTCGAGGCTTATTACGCAATCAGATAACTGAGCGATAGACTGCGAACCACGCAAATGACTAAGGCTAGTTTCGATTCCGTTCTCGTGGCCTCGGTTGCCATCGACTCTTCGCAAGTGTGAAACAAGAATCATACCGCATCCTGTTTCTTCAACAAGAGTTCTTAGCTTGTGCATAATCGTATCAATTGCTTTGCGTTCGTCTGGCTCTTGAGCTAAAAGAATTAACATGTGCAAGTGATCGAGAACAATCCATTTGCAATCACACCCAACAATCATAAATCGCAATTTACTAAAGACGCTATCAAGATCGTTCATCCCAAGGTGTCCATAGACCCAAACACGATCTTTGTTTTCTCCTGCAAATATCTCTTGGTGTACAACTCGAAGCTCTTCTTCATTGAAGAGTTCTCGAACACTATCAAGATGCAGCCGAGCATCCATCTCAATCGACATAATCCCGTCAATTGTTCTGCGCCAGTTTTCTTCTAAGGCTATGATACCAACGTTGTCTTTTGTTTGTCGTATCAACCAATGCTCAAGCTCACGAGTCACAGAACTTTTACCAAGACCAGTACCGCCTGTCAGTGTAACTAACTCACCGAGCCGAAGACCTTCAAGTTTCTTGTTGAGGCCTGACCACGGATAAGGAACAGAATCTTTTTTCTCTCGCGAGAAATACTGATCCACTTGCTCAGAGACATTCAACACACCAGAAGGCGTATAAGTTTTAGAGTCCCACCAAGCTTGAACATACTGAGCGTGTTTACCTTGGCGAAGCATATCGTTAGGATCTTTGTAATCAACAGGGAGCGACATGATCTTAGCTTTGCCGGGCATCAAAAGTCTTGCGACTTTCTTGGCGGCTTCAGCGCCTTGCTTGTCGTTGTCAAAATTAATTACTACAGTATCAAACGATTCAATAAACTCTAGGTTTTCTTTAACACACTTGTCTGCTGACTGCGCACCATTAACAATAGAAACTACAGGCCACTTAGATCCTAGCAATTCGTAGGCCGCCATCGCATCGCACTCGCCTTCAACGATTGTTATATACTTGCCGCCTGATTGAAATGCTTGTTGGCCAAAAAGACCTACGCCTTTGTTTGTACCCTTCCAATAAAAGTTTTTATCTTGACCTCGAACCTTTGAAGCAACTGCTTCATTTTTAATGTAATAAGGATAAGCGTGTTCAACAATCTCTCCTCTAGAGTTTTTGACTGAACGCACTCCGTACTTTTTTGCTGTCTCTAAGCGGATACCACGATCCGTTAAAGGGTAAAACTCTCCACCATCATTTGAGTGCAAGGTGCTGTTCCTCTGATAAGTTTTAAAGTCTGTTACTTTCTCCTTCGCTGGTGTATGTGTTGTACAACTAAAACAATAAGAAGACCCGTCTTCGTTTAGAGCCAACGGGTCTGAGCCACCGCAATCCGGACACGGTAGATGAGTTTTAACAAAGGCCATGCTTACTCCTCGATTGTTTGTAACGCCTCGTCTGTTAAATATTCTTGTACTTTTTGGTGCAATGCGACTGATGCCGCTTGTTCAATAACTAAATTGGTTTGAGAATTTTGTACACGTTGCTCAGCAATCGCCAGCAACTGAAAGGCTTTCTGCCCTTCAGCGCTGAGCTTAGCAACGTCATAGGTTTTATCATCTACAACGTATGTTGCTTCCACTATAGTTCATCTCCTTCTTCTACTTCAAACTCAGCACCGTCTGGTGCATTATATTCTACAAGCTCTAAAATCTGAACAGCTTGTAGATCCAAACCTTTATAAGTCATACCAGATCTGCTGACTTCCCAAGGCTTATACTGCACTTTAACTAAGGAGCCATTGCCGACCGCCATATCTACTTCGTTTTTAGATTTGTCATAAAGCTTTGGAGCTTGTCGGATCATTCCTTTAGGGCCATTAACTTTACGTTTAAAAATAACTGCTTTGCCTTCGTCCATGTCTTTAACACTGAAGCCGTCAGCTTTGAACTTTGCAGCAGTCTCATCATCGACAACAAGATTAATTCCATACGCAGGTTCATACCGTGTGTTAGGAGTTGTAACGAAAGACCAGAAAGCTCTACCTTGAATTACTGCCATGTTTGTTCACCTCTTAAATAAATAGTTTATGTAGTTTGGTATTTGATTGAGGATAAAGTCCTCGGTTAATGTTTCATTTGTTTTACTGTTTTGAACTTTAACCCACGATAACATATGTTCCATTACAAGTATGTCGGGCATCTTAGTTCCTAACAACATTACAAATGCTCTTGTTAGTGTATCATCTATAAGTTCTTCTTCTGTTAAGTCATAGTTGTTGTTCACCTCTTAATCTCCCAGAATGTTTACGGATTGTAGCACATTAAGCTTAGCTATGTCAAGCAAAAAGTTAAAGTCTTCTGCAGGTAAATCAGAAGATATATAAATCTCTTGGTTAACTTCTGCTAACAACACATAACTTCCTTGTGCTTCGTCGCCATGAAGTTCTTGTACTTTTGATAGAGCTTCAGTAATCTTTTCGTTTAGAGGACGTTTCTTTTTTTCTTTAAAGTTTCCTTTAACTATCTTCATCTGTAAGTCCTGTTAACCACACGGCTATAAGAATAATGACTGATGCCCAAAAGAATATCTCGACAAGGATCATAACACAAATCCTGCGAAAAGTAAACCAAGGGCTGCAATATAATAATACTTTCGTTTTATACCGAACATCTTTTGTTCAAAATACAAGCGTCTTAATTCTTTGTCAACTATCTCGTGCGCTTCTTTAATTTTGTTTTCAATCTCTGACATATTCTTTCTCCTTTTTGTCTATGAAACCACACTCTTTGGTCTTCATGTTTCTAATACACAGAGGTTGTTGTTGGTTTGGTATATCAATATTAAAATTTATCCAGTTCTTACAAGAAGTATTCTTACATTTAAAAGAATAAGAACAAAAATATTGATCTCTATAACATTTCATAACAACACTGCTGTCTCATTAATTTTTCTAAGCTTTCCGTTTAAGCCTACATAGACATCAAGATAATCTAAAGATTTTAAATCTGCTCTTTTACGAACATAATATTTTACATCTTCTTTAGGTGTAAAGTCTTTTAAGCGTTTAACTACGCGAGACATTACGCCGATCTGATCTTCACGAGCTATGTAATACATCTTCTTTATCTCCCCAGTAAACAATAACAAAAGCACCACATCCACAACAAGTTAACTCAGTCATGATAGAATGTTCATCATCTTCATGGTCTATGTCGTGGTCAGCGCCCCAGATTAATTCACGATAACAACTATAACATTTCATATCCATACTCCATTGGTTATGCCGTAATGTATCATTATACTACAGAGTGCGATGACTGTCAAGTACCAAAGCACCTCACGTTTTTTC